TTACTCAAACAATACTTTAATGCCACACGAACTGGCCACATCAAGCTCCAGTTTAGCACCTTTGCTCAGTTCCCAATCCTTCAGCATATAGATATACTCACAATCCAGCAACAGGCGTATATCCGCCCGCATGTGCTCTCTCCAGTGTGCTTCATCCGGAAGTCCGTTTTTAAATGGATTCACCGGATTGAACCCCATAGCACGCAATCTGTTTTCAGCATCGAGGAACGCACCTTTGCGCTCATCGATATTGTAGTGGGCTATTGCCCCACTGATGTAAACTTTGTCTTTTTCCATATCACTTCTTTTTGATGTTGACTTTACAACTTGGATTCCATATCAGCACATTACGTGCAAACAAGACATCACCCGTTTCTATTACGACATGACCGGGCGTTTTCGCTCTTCTCACTTTCAGGTCACTTTGGATGTTTCGCTCCAGCCAGTCATCCAACACTGCCCTGCTGGAACTTCCGTCCAGCAGAATCTGGAACACTTCCGTTCCGGTGTAGCTTTCAAAAGCCTTTTCGTTATTATCCATAATCACTTTGGTAAATTATTACTTGTTTGAATGATTCCGTCCTCCCATACCACATAATAGCTTCCCGGGTCTCCAATGGCGCGGCCTTGACAATAAGCTTTATAACCGACCACTCGAATCTTCATATCACAGATATATTTCAATCTTACAGCACCGCCACCCATTGGCTGGCTCTTCTTTTCCTGGCTGATCCAGATGAAACATTTCTTCGGAAAGGTTTCCATCAGTTCCACAGCCTGCGGATAGTCCCACCCGGCCACCTGAAAGGAATCAATGATGATGAACTTCGGGCTTTTCGGCTTTTTCAGCCGGGCAATCACTTCCTCCAGACTGCCTTCTGTCACCACGCGAAACTTACCCTGCACCTCATTCATCTTCAAATACTCCATACGCCGTTGGAAACTTTGGTTGATTTTCTCTTCGTAACTCATGTACAGCACCGTCCCATAGTTACACAGTTCCTTTCCAAGCTGCATTACAAAACTGCTCTTCCCGCTGGCACTGGCACCGCTGATGAACCACGAAGCGTTCTCTGCCGGGAACCCGAAAGGTTTGCTCCATTTCTCATTCCACGGCAGAGTAACCCATTTCTTGGCGGCTATTTCCTTCGGACTGTACGCACGCTTCATTATTCCGCTGTCATTTTAAGTTTTTCAATCTCAGTATAAACTCTTCTCAAACCACCGCGTGTCTTCCGTACAATCTGGGCTATATCAGCACCTGCCGGGGCATTTACCTTGGCTACAATACGTGCCTGGTTGTTCAAGAACTGTTCGCGCTCCTTGCCATCATCCGGAGTCACCTTGCTGTACCGGTCACCATAACGGCTCAACATTTCGGTATAACCCACCTTCTTGCATTCTATGGAGCGGTTGATTTTCTCTTTCAATCCGTCTGCCCCCATCATGTACCAGGCGCAGCAGCGTTCAGTGGCATTCCACAAGGCCTTCAGTTCAAGGAAAGCTTCATACTGCAGATCGCCTGCTTCATCGAGGATGATAAGCGGGGTTTCCATCGAACGGAGGTAATATACCAGGTCTTCATACACGTCAGAATACTTTCCCTTACTGTCCACACCAAACTCTGCAGCAATCTTGCGTACCAGCTTCAATTTGGTCTTTACCTGCGAGCAGTCGATATAAACGGCATTCTTGTGGCTCTGCACATAATAACGTGCCGTGAAAGTCTTGCCGATATTGGGCATGTCGCACAAGATACCCGACAGGCTGGACTGCTGTGAAAACTCCAGCTGGGCTGTGATATATTCAAATGTCGGGGTCTTGGCTGCTTTCCATTCCATTTCACCACGGAGGTTCACCCCTAATTTGCGGGCAATGCTTATCCAGTTGGCATCGCTCAGGGCTTTGTCTGTCTGTCCGTTCTTGATTGCACTGTACACAGACGTACTGATGGCCAAAGAGGCAGCATGCTTGGCATCACTGGGATAGTTCGCACGGTTGGCGGCTATCGCTGCTAAAATCTTCTGTTTTTGTGCTTCTGTAATCATAATTCTAACGCTATTTTAATGTTGTTCTAATTCTGTTCTTACATATCACTGATGGCTCTCATTGCCTCGCTTATTCCGGAGTGCCATTCATAATCAGATTCCGGATCTGCCGACAAATCGGCTGGCAAATCATCGGATAGTTCCACCGGGGGAAGTTCCAGTTCCTCTTCCGGGTCATCTGTTGGCTGATCCGGTGTACCGGTTCCCACCTTTCCGATGGCGTGGTCATTGAGGTATTTGCTGAAATGACTCAGAACTTTGTTTTGCTCTGTATAGGCTACCCGGTCTTCTTCGGTCTGTTCTGCCATCACCCGGTTGTAAGTCACTACCGGACGAACCTTGTCAAGGTAGCGGTCGTTCTGGTACAGGAAGACATCCGTAGGCTTGCCCTCTTCATCCGGCAGGAAGTAGGCCGTCACCTTGCGGTTGTTTGGTTCCAGCTGCTCCAGCACTTCCGGACCGCTCAGCCACCAGTCCGCATTTGCCACACGTACTGTGGAATTTCTACGAATACTGGTATCTACCTTTTCTCCGATATATCTGCTCAAGGTCAGTTTATCAAGCGGTCGAAGGGTCGGATTGATTTTGGCTACGAGCACATCCCAACGGGTCATTCCGGGATATTTCTTTTGATTGGGGTGAAGCGTATTGTTCCATTCTTCACAATCGCGCCGGTCGTCCGCCACAAGCTCCTCAAACGTATAATACTTTCTGTCTTCCCAGGTGTGGTTGCTGCTGTCACTCACTTTCTTCTGGTCCACCCGCCGTGCACCTTTGTTATGCCAGCGGCCAATGGCTTCATGGTTCTTATGTGCTATGGTTGTCTTGAACGCACCGTTCAGAGCTTCAGCATATTTCTCCTGTGAGTTCTGTGGGGCACAGAAATGCACAAACTTAAATACCTCACCTGCCTTCAGAAATCCTCCTTTATACTTGCTCATCAAGTGCTGCTCCACCTCAATACCGGCTGGAATGCCCCATCCGTTGCGTTCGATGAGCCGGAACATATCACGGAAACAGTCCACTACCAAGGCATCATCCTTATCCCGCCCGTAGGCCAAACCGATACGGCACTGGCTCACCACATCATAAGCATAATAGGCATGCACATACTCGCCGCCTTTCATTCTGCGCGGCAAATCCACGTCATCCATCGTAATTTGTGACAGTGAGAACTCACCGCCATGACGGTGCATGTGCGGCATTTGCTCATGATAGAACTCCATACGTCCACGCAGGGCTTTTTCTATCAGCAGCTGGCTTGCCGGGTTGTTCAGAATGTTCCGGATAGTGCTTTCGCTCAGTTCTTTCGGTTCCCCGTTCTTATCCGTAAAGTTTTCCGGATTGAATATCTCCCCTGTTTCCAGATCCCATACTTCCAGCTCACCGCATACAAACGACAGATACATTTCATGCACATCACTGCCGTATGGTTGGTTGGGAAGTACTTTCAAACTCATCACCAGGCGTTCGTCCATGTGAGTTACCTTCCGTTTGTTCTGGTTGCCGAATTTTCCGGTTATCAGACATTCGTAACCGTACTGCTTGTATTCGTTCACTTTCTTGCGGAAACGCAGGGTACTGGCAGGAAGGTCATGACCAAAGTCTTCGCGTAAGGTCTCGATGGTAGTGGCCATCATGTCCCAGTTATATTTTTCACCCATCAGTTTGCGGTAATCGTTGCTTCTGTTATAAAGCTTGATACAAGTATTCAGAACTGAAGCATTCACCGCATATTTCCGGGCAAGTTCGTCTGTAGCTCTGTTGCTGGAAGAATGGGAGGCCCAATCCAAGAAATAAGCTACTGCAGCCTGATCCAACACATAGTTTGACAGTATCCAGTGGCGAAGTGCCTGCTCTGTTCCTCCGGGGTTGTCTTCCTTTACCCGCTCCAGGCACTCGGTAGGCAGACTATTGAGGGCGACCAACGCGCAATTTCCAGCAGCACCTCCACCACGGCGCACCACCTTGATACGACCACGGTTCACCCAGTTCCTATAACAGGATTCGGTGATATAGCCGCCATCGATGAGCTCTCGTGCAGAAATACACTGTATGTTACCGTAATACACCAACATAGCCGCCTCCTATCTCAATGCCGATGCAAACGCTTTAATGTGGTCAATCTCCGAAACCATTACATGCTCAAAGGTTTTCACAGTCTCACCTTTGAATATTACCTGGCCGCTACCATCCTTACGGTCAAGCTCTATCAGAGCACCATTGGGACAGTACAGACGAGACACTTTGTCATAGTCGTGGAATACCTCTACCTCCGGAATAACAACCATTACAATACCACCACGGTCCATGGCCAACTTACGGATCTTTGCAGAAAGTTCGGAGTTGCCACGACGGTCATCAAAACGGATAGCGTTATAAACAGTCTTCTCTGTCACGTTGAGCGCCTTTGCAATAAAGTCGCGGTCAGCTTTCGTAATGTGAATGTACCTCTTGTTCATATCTCACTTATTTTAATGATTAATATTGGAGGGAGTCCGGGGAATCGAACCCCGGCGCAAGAACCATGCACTCCCGTGTGTCTTTCCACACCGTCACCCGTCTCTTAACGCCTTCCGGGTCGTCACGCTGGGTTATCCTGAGTATCTTTATCTTCTTGTTTCTTCTGTTCGTGCCACCTTAGTGTCTGAAACGTATCATAGTTCATCACGAGTAAAGATGTATATGATTCATCTCGGAACCTTTCATTCTTGTTAGGTACTGCATCCTTGATTTCATTAAGAACATCACCAACCGCACTGAGGAGTTTTTCCAATGTTTCCGGTTTTACCTTTTTCAATAATGTCTCTTTCATAATCTTATACTTAAAAATCGCTAATCACACGCCTTTTTTGTATCTTTGGCGCGGTGTTCTTTTTTGAACACGCTGCAAATATACAGAAAATCCTGTAATAACAAAAGATATGAAAGAAAAAAATACAGAAATATCTGCAAGAATAGAAGAAGTTATATTTATCTTGCACACTAATCCAAATAAGTTCGCCAATGCATTAGGGTACAGTAGAGCCCAAACTATCTATGATATAGTAAGCGGAAAGTCTGCTCCAAGCTATGACTTTTTTAAAAGGTTTATAATGTCAGGATATTCTGTATTCATCAACCTTCGATGGTTATTTACTGGGGAAGGGAATCCTATAATTGAAGAAACTTACTATGAATCAGATTTGCCAATTATTAAGGGGGAAATGACAGAAGAGCAAGCACAAGCTAAGTTGAAAGCAGTTAAAGCCGCAAAGAATCAAAACAATATACTTCATGAGGAAACAAATAATAGTACCACTGAATCTTTCTTGTCTATAATAAGAGAGCAGGCAGAAGAAATAGGAAGGCTTAAAGAACAGATTCGCCAAATGACAATCGAAAAGGGAAAACATGTGTCGGATGCACACATTTCCGGTACTGCAAATGTCGGGTAG